TAAGATAAATAAAAATATGGCTATAAGTACAAAAACAACTAAAGTTTTTTATTCAGATCTTAGATCTGATCTTGCTGTAAATCCAGCTACAGATGATGTTATGGTTAATACTAACGAGGCAGCAATAGAGCAGTCTATAAAAAATTTATTGCAAACTAATTTTTACGAACGACTCTTTCAGCCAACTGTAGGTAGTAATATAAGAAGCTTATTATTTGAATTAGCTACACCACAGACTTCTTATAATTTAAAAGAAGCAGTTTTTGAAGTAATAGAAAATTATGAGCCAAGATGTCAAATTATAGATGTTATAGTTGAAAACGATATTGACAGGCATAGCTTAAATGTTTATATAGAATATAGAGCTATTAACATAGATGGAATAAGATCATTTTCAACAGTATTAAGTAGGGTAAGGTAATGGCAAACACAGCAACTTCAGTAGTAGATTTAGATTTTCAAACTATAAAAGGTAATTTACAAAAATATTTAAGTTCACAAAATAATATTAAGGACTATAATTTCTTAGGTTCAAATATGAACACTCTTTTAGATGTTCTAGCTTATAATACATATTTAAATAATTTTTATGCTAATATGATAGCTAATGAAATGTTTCTTGATACAGCTCAAATTAGAGATAGTATTATTTCTCATGCTAAAGAATTAAATTATCTTCCAAGGTCGGCTTCTAGTTCTAAAGCTACTGTTAATGTAAAAGTTATTCCAACTGATAATCCAGGTACAGTTACAATTCCTAAGTGGCATAAATTTACTACTACTATAGCAGGCTCCACTAAAACCTTTTCAACACAAAGTGATCATATTATTACAAAATCAGAAGATGCTAATGGTGATCCAACCTGGGTTATTAATAATATAGAATTATATGAAGGTCAAGTTATTGAAGAGTTTTTTACAGTAACAACTGCTAATAATTTTGTAGCTGATCTTTCAAATCAAGATATTGATATAGATCATTTAGAAGTAAATATAAGAATTTCTAATACTAGTTCAATTAATAGTATATGGTCAAAAGCTGATACATTATTTGGTTTAACTGAAAGTTCAAATAGTTATTTTATAGAACCTGCAAAAGATAATCTTTATAGAATTTCATTTGGTGATGGAGTTTTTGGTAAGAAACCTCAAATTGGTAATATAATTAAAGCCAAGTATAGAGTATCAAGTAAAAAAGAAGGTGATAATGGTAAAGTATTCAGTTCTGCTTCAAATATAGATGGCTACGGTAATGTACTTGTAACAACTGTAACTAATTCTATAGGTGGTGCTGAACCAGAAGATATTGAAAGCATAAGAATAAATGCTCCTAAATCGTTTCAAGTTCAAGAAAGAGCAGTTACTTCTAATGACTATGAAATTTTAGCAAAAAGAGAATTTCCTAATATTCAAAACGTTTTAGCCTTTGGAGGTGAAGAATTAGCAACACCAAGATATGGTAAAGTTATTTTAGCTGTTGATATGAAAGATGCAGATGGTGTACCAGCATCAGCTAAAAAATCTATATCAGACTTTTTTAGTAAAAGAACACCTTTAGGTATCGATGTAGAAGTAGTTCAACCCGAGTTTACTTTTATTGAAATAGTAGGAGATATTGCTTATAATATATCTGTTACAACTCAAACAGCTGCAACTATACAGTCAAAAGCACAATCGGCTTTATTAACTTATGCTAATAATAATATTAATAGTTTTGAATCTACTTATAGACATTCAAAAGCTTTAGCAGGTATTGATAACTCTGATACTAGTATTATATCTTCTCAACTTAGAAATAGAATATTTAAAAAGCTCACACCAAGTTCAACAACAGCAGCATCATACGAATTATTGTTTGATAATGAATTAGAAGCGGATGATTTATTTAATACTAATTCAGAAAGAAGATTATATCTTCCTGCAGTTGAATCATCTTTATTTACTTATGGTACAGATAGTAATGCCTTTTTAATTGATAATGGTAGCGGTATTCTAAAAGTTGTAAAATTAGATACAGCAAATAAATTTGTTGAACTATTATCTGATGCTGGATCAGTAAATTATACAACTGGTAAAGTTGAAATAAATTCTATTTTAATTCCAGCATTTAGTGGTGGTATTCTTAAAGTATTTGCCAGAGTAAAAAATAAAGATATAACATCTAAACAGGCAACAATTTTACAGCTTAATTCAGAAGATATTATATTAAACGTTAATCAAGAGAGATTATAATGCCCAGCACGCCTGAGTATATTTCAAATTTTATTGAAAATCAATTTCCTGATATTTTCAAAGAATCTAATAGTGAGATTGTACAATTTATCTTGGCTTATTATGAATGGTTAGAAACAAGCGATCAAACTAATAAAGTTTTAAGAGAGCTAAAAGATAATAGAGATATTGATTCCTCAATATCTGATTTTTTAATTCATTTTAAAAATACTTTTTTACAAGGTACTCAATTAAATTCTGAATCTGATGAAAGATTCATGATAAAGCACATAAGCGATATTTATCAATCAAAAGGAAGTATTCGCTCTATTGAATTATTAATAAGAATGCTTTTTGGACAAGAGATAGAAGTATTTTTACCGAGTTCAAGAGTTTTAATTCCATCCCAAAGCTCATTTAATAAACCATCATATTTAGAACTATCACCATCAGAAAGAACTAAAAATTTTATCGGTAATGAGGTAATAGGTTCAAGTTCAGCAGCTACTGCATTTGTTGAGTCAGTAATTACTAAAGTAATAAACGGTAAAAGAGTAACATTAGCTTTCTTATCTAACGTTGTTGGTAATTTCCAAACAGGTGAGTTTATTAGTGACGATGGCCTTATAGAGAATGCTCCTAAAATGGTTGGTTCATTAACTAATATTACTATTACTAATGGGGGAAGATTATTCAGCGTTGGTGATACGTTTAATGTTATATCATCAAGAGGTAAAGATGGAAGAGCAAGAATTACTTCCGTTGTTGATGCAACAGGTAAAGTTGATTATGAATTAGCTAATGGAGGTTATGGTTATACTATATCTAATAATTTTACAAGATCACTATCTTCAAATGCTACTTTAGTAGTAGCTAATACATCTAATTCTAATTCAGAAATAGAAGACTTCTTTCTATTTGAAACAGTAAAGCAACCTCTTGCCAATGTTTCTTGGACTTCAGGTAACGTAGATTTTATTAGTTTTGCTAATTCAGGTAACATTATTAGAGGTATTAATACAGGTGGTAGTGAGGTAGCAAACGGTTATTGGGTTGCTACTGGAACTGGAAATGTTATTACTATTATTACTCATAATGGTGATTTCGCTCAAGCTGATTTACTATATTCAGATAATGTTGCAACAAATGTAGCAATCGATACAGTAGTTAATGCTACCGCAACTGGTGAATTTATAGGAAGAGAAGTAAGAGAAACAGCTAACGTAATAGGTTTAAATGCTAATAACAAACCATTCTATAAAGGTAATTATACTTTTGTTATTGGGGTTACAAGTAATACTTATGCAAATGTAGCTAATACAGGTTCAGGTACAGCCGGTGATTTTGAAGTTGGTTCTTTAGGTACTCAAGAAACATTATCTTTATTTACAGATATAATTGGAGCTAATAATACAGCTTTAAATCCTGTGCCAACTTCTAATGTGCATGTTAACGGATCAAATTCCGGAATAGGTTTTGTTGATTCAGTAACTATTGATACAAGTATAGGTATTAATAATATAGCTAATTCAGGAATGCCTTTTGCAGCTAACGGAACTTTTTCAGCTGGTGATTATATATTTGAAGCTAATTTAGTTGTTAACAGTATTGCAGTAACTACGGTAGGTTCAGGATATAGTAATTCAGATACTGTAATATTTTCCGGTGGAAGTCCAGCTACTACTGCAGCTGCAAATGTAGTAACAGATAGTAATGGAACTGTTCAAGGTATAGAAATATCAAATAATGGTATACAATACGAAAGCGTTCCAGCTGTTACTATAACATCATCTGGATCAGGAGCAGTCTTAAAAGCAAGAATGAGAGCATCAGGCAACTCAATTGGAGCTGTTGGTACTGTTAAATCAATCAATGCTACTCATATTGTAGCTAGAAATTTATCTAATGGGTCATTTACTAATAGTAGAACAATTACTAATGAAGGAGTAAATGCTTTTGCTAATGTAGCTAACTCAACTTTAATGGCAGGAACTGGATACCAACCTTCTGATACAGTAACATTTAGTGGCGGTTCACCAAACGTGACAGCAACTGGGGTATTCTCTGCTAATGCATCTAACTCTGGTTCAGTACATAGTATATTATTAAATGAGCCTGGTACAGAGTATGGCTCAAATGCATCTATAGTAATCAATACATCAACTGGAACTGGCGCATCAGTATCAGTTAATATGGATTTCGGTTATGGATTACCTAAATCAGGTCAAGCTGATCTAACAACTATATTATATAATGCTCTAACATTTAGTACATTTACAATTGGTACTATAGAATCACTTAACTTTATTAACCCAGGAAGTGGCTATAATTTAGATCCTGTGCCTTTAGTTCATAACCCTTATGTTGCAGGTTTTAACAGAAGGGACTTAGTATGTGTTATAGGAAATAGAAACGGTTTATTTATTCCTGATGAAAGTTTGTCACAAACTTTATCATTAGCTGGTTTCTTAGTCGACCATAATGGTAATGTTACTCTAGATGGAGGAGCACCTATTATAATAGGTGAAGGTGTTTCACAAGCTGCAACAGGGGCTACTGGTGTTGTTGAATCATCTAATGCTACTCATATTAAAATATCAACCCCAATTGGAACATTTAATGACGCAACTGATATTGTTACATTATCTTCTAATGCTGCTATTACTCCAGCTTCATCTGGTGTAGCCGCTACTACAATTAGTGCAATAGCATCTGGAAGATATAAATCTACATCTACTGTTAATAATGTAGAGCAAATAAAAATTAGAAGATTAAAATTCGGTCAAGCATTTGTAGCCGGAGCTACTTTAACAGGTGCAACTTCTGGTGCAACAGCAAATGTATTATTTGCGTATCAAGATGATACTACTTTGCCTATCGGTCTAAATGCTGTAGTTAACGCAACTGTAATAACAGCTAATGGTGTAGCCTCAGGTGTAGAAATTATAGATTCAGGTTACGGCTACGAAGCAAATACTACCGTTCAATTACAAAATGATGATACACCATTTATTGTAACAGGGTCGGCTTTAACAGGAAAACAGGGTGTTGGAGCTGGGCAATGGAGAGATAGAACTAGCTTTGTAGGAGATATATCTAAAATACAAGATAGTAATTATTACCAAGAATACTCTTATGTAGTAAGAACTGGTATTGCGTTAGCTAAATATGAAGAACAACTAAAAGAAATATTACATGTATCAGGTACTAAATTATTTGGGGAAGTAGTAAAAGTAAGGGAATCAGAAACGCTAGCATTAACAGCAGCGAATGCAACAATAACAACGAGTTAATATGGCACACAATTTTATTACAAACAATTTTAAAGTTTCTAGCGCAGAGCAGTTTAGAGAATCATTAACTGAGCCTGCTAATACTATTTTATACCTGTATTATGGTAAGCATACACCTTTTGCAAACGGTGATACTACTCCAGCATTTGAAGAATCAGTTAATAATATACATTATGAATCATATAGAAATATGATTGGTGGTAAAAAAATTAATTATGCAGATGTAATACATATGGCTAAACATAATCAATGGTCTAACAATACATTTTATGAAATGTATGATGATACAAAAGCTCATTTAAACGAAACTAATTTCTTTGTTATAGTACAAGAGACTTCAAATTATAATGTATTTAAATGTTTAGATAATAACTATGGGGCTAACTCAATACAAGCTCCATCATTAACTGAAACAAATGCTAATGATTCTATTTACATCACAGCATCAGATGGTTATCAATGGAAGTATATGTATACTATTCCAGAAGCAACATACGATAAATTTACTACTAATGAATTTATCCCAATAGTATCTAACACTGAGGTTACATCAAGCGCTGTGGATGGTTCAATTCAAGTAATTAAAATTACTGACAGTGGTAATAATTATTCAAGTTATGCTAATGGTTTTGTTACTCAATATGGAGTTGCAGGAGATAATAAATTAATAGCTTTATCAGGAACAACAAGTTCTGTTCTTAACGTAGGTAATACCTCAGGGTTTGTAAAAGAGGAAGTAACTACATCCTTCGTTAATGGTTTGAGAATATTAGATGGCGGAGCTGGTTATACTACTTCTGATACTATTACTATAACAGGAACAGCTACAGCTGTAGCAACTGCTAATATTACATCTGTTGACGCAAATGGATCTATTACAGGTGTTAACTTAATTACTAAGGGTAAGTCACATTCTGGCACTCCTACTGTAGCAATATCAGGTGGAACTTCTACTGCTAACATATTAGCCAGCTTAGGAACAGCTAATGGTGTTATTATTGATTCAAATGCTACTCACTTAACGGTTTCATCTATCAGTGGTACTTTAGATGCAACTGATGAAATTACAGGTACTACATCTTCAACAGTTTCTAATGTAGTCTCAGTAACTCAAATAGGAGATGAACTATCTTCAAATACAGATTTCTATAAAGGCTCAGCTTTCTATATTGAATCTGGAACCGGTGCAGGTCAGATTGGAATAGTAGATGAGTATATTGTAACAGCTAATGAGAAAAGAGTTTTATTAGCTTCTGAGTTTAGCACAGCACTAGCTTCTGATAGTAGGTTTACTATTAGCCCTCAAGTAATAATTACTGGAGATGGTACAGGTGCTGTTGCAAGAGCAAGAGTAAACAGTTTATTAAATGCTAACGTTGTTGCTAATGTTGAAGTTATAAATGTAGGAAGTAATTATACATATGCAAATGTAAGTATTCAAGGTAATACAGGATTTGTTACCAACGCAGTTTCAAACAGTTATTTGACCACAACAGCTGCCGCACGAGCAGTAATATCGCCACCTAATGGGCACGGATCAAATAATCTCTCGGAACTATTTGGTAATAAAATTGGTATAAGCGTATCTTTAGCTAATACTGAATCAGGCAAATTAATTGCTAATAACGACTTTAGAGAAATAGGATTAATTAAAGATCCTTTATTTGCAAACGGTACTTTAACGTTTTCAGCTAATACAGCTGCTATCGCTTCAGGCTTAACAGTAACTGGTAGCTCAAGTAACGCAACAGCTACAGTTGTTTCAGTCGCATCTTCTGATATATCTGTTAAAGATATAAGAGGGTATTTTAACTCAAGTGAGACAATTACCTTTACAGGCGGGAATGCAACACTTAGTGCTGTTTCACAGCCAACAGCAACTTTTAGACAGACACACAAATATACAGCAAACGTTTCTTATACAGGAACCCAAGGTAACGGTTTAATAGAAGATGAGAAAGTTAATCAAGGTGAATCATTAGCATCAGGTTTTGTTCTTTCACATCCTGGAACTTCTAATGGAAACATTGAATTAACTGATGTTAGAAATACATTCTTACTGTCTGATGTATCCGGGGGTGATAAATATTTATCAGGAGCTAATAGTGCTGCAGAGTTTAAAATTACTGGTGTCTCATTACCAGAATTAAAGAGCGGATCAGGTGAGATAATTTATAAAGAGAATATCTCAGCTGTTTCAAGAGATAATAACCAGACAGAAACATTTAAATTAATATTAAAATTTTAGGGTAGTAGATGAGTTTAGATACAAATTTCAACGTAAGTCCATATTACGATGATTACAATGAAGATAAAAAGTTCCATCGTGTTCTTTTTAAGCCAGCCGTAGCATTACAAGCAAGAGAACTTACTCAGCTTCAAACAATATTACAAAACCAAGTAGAAAGATTTGGTAATAATATTTACAAAGAAGGAACAATTATTGAAGGTTGTTCTATTACTCTTGATCCAGCATTCGATTATATTAAAGTTGCAGACTTACAAGTAGATGGTCAGCCAGTAGCACCTTCTACATACCTTACTTTATATGCTAAAGGTACAATTTCAAACGTTACTGCTCAGATTGTAGCATACGCAGATGGTCTTGTATCTCAAGATCCAAACTTAACTACTTTATACGTCGATTATTTAACAACTGGATTAAGTAGTGCTAAGACTTTTACAACTACAGAAACAATTGAAGTACATAGTAACACCTCATTTAATGCTAATTCATTGTATAATAATACTACTTTAACTATTGCTGGTTCTGAAGTAACAGACGCTAATACAGCTGTAGGTAAGGGTTATGCTGTAAAAGTTTCAGAAGGAATAGTTTATTCTAAAGGGCATTTCTTAAAAGTTTCTTCTAATACAGTAATTGCTTCTAAATATACAAACAAACCTGATAATGTTTCAGTAGGATTTGATGTAGCTGAAACAATAGTAACATCAGATTCAGATACAACATTATTAGATAACGCATCAGGTTATAATAATGAAAATGCTCCAGGTGCTGACAGGCTAAAATTAAATCCATTCTTAACTGCTATTCCTACTCAAGATGCTAGATCTAATTCTAACTTCTTAGCTGTAATGGATTTCCAAAACGGTCTTCCTATTTCTAAAAAATTAACTACTCAGTATAATGTCATTAATGATGAAATGGCAAATAGAACATTTGAAGAGTCAGGTAACTATACTGTAAAAGTTAATGAAATGCAGACTGAAGCTGCTAATTCAACTCATTTTAATTTATTAATTGGACCAGGTTTACATTATGTAAATGGTCGAAGATTAGAACAATTTAACACAACTAGAATAGCTGTACAGAAAGCAACAGCGTTTGCTAATACATCAGGAGAAAATATTACCTTAAATATGGGTAATTACTTAGTTATAGATCAAGTAGTTGGTTCATTTGCTGCTAATACTGTTGCTGCAGTATCTTTAAGAGATACAGCTGGTACTTCTGTAACTGATGCAGATAACTTAGGTGTTGCTCCAGGCGCAGAAATAGGTACAGCTAATATAAGAGCTTTTGAATATAATGATGGTGTTCAAGGAACAGCTAAAGCTCAATATAAATTATACATTTTTAATATTCAGATGAATGCTGGTAAAGCATTTAGAAACGTAAGAGCTGTTCATGTTAGTAATCAAGGTACTGGTGATGTTGTATTAGAAAACTCTAGAGCCGTATTAAAAGAAAAGAACTTATTACCTGGTGTATATGCATTACCTAGCCCATCTGTTAAATCAACTTCAGGTTCTAATTTTATATTTAGAACTCAACAGCAAACAACTGCTACATCTAATACATTTACAGTTAGTGCTGTAACAGGTGTATTTCCTTATTCAGGCACCTTATCAAATAGTCAAAAGAAAGAATGGGTAATTTATCCTAAGCTAGGTGGTGGGTCTCATGGTGCACTTGCTAATAATGTACCTATAAATTTAGATGACGTAGCAATTACAGTTTCTGGAGGTTCAGCTACCATTAACTTAACTGGTGCTGTAACAGGGGCAATTTCTAGTACCCCATTTGTTGTTGTACATAACGAAAAGAAAACAAACGTTGCTCCAATTAAGAAAACTAAAAAACAAGTATTCATAAAAATTAATTGTAATTCTCACAGTGCTACAACTAACGGACCTTATAGTTTAGGATTACCAGATGTTGTTTCAATTGATAATGTTTATGTTGGTTCTACTTTCTCAGAAAGTAATCCAGATAACAAAGCAGGGTTTCAATTAGAAAAAAATGTATTTGAAACTCACTATGGTATATCTAAATTAAGTCTTAAATCAGGTACAAATTTAACTTCTGCTTCAAGATTATTAGTTAAAGCAACTATAATGTTAGCTGATGATCCAGCTGATGGTAAAGGCTTCTATACTATTTCTAGCTTTAAAGATACTAACGGTACGGATGATCTTTCAATTACAGAAATACCAGTATATGAAAGTCCTAATGGATTTAAAGGGGATCTTAGAAATCTTATTGATATTAGACCTCAGGTTGCTAATACAGCTAATGCTGCCACAACAGCAGGCGCGGCTACTACTAACCCAGCTGATACTGAATCGTTTGGAAGTATAGAACATTTTTCAGCTGCTCCTAATCAATTATTTGAGACTGACTTTCAATATTATCTAGGTAGAATAGATAAAGTTGCATTAAATGAACAAGGTTATTTAACTACTAAAAGAGGTACACCTTCTTCAAGACCTGTACCACCTCAAGATATGCCAGGTGCATTAAATCTTGGTACTATGGTAGTTCCTCCATTCCCTTCATTGACATCAAAAGAAGCAAGAGGAACAGCTAGACGAAATGAATCAATAAGTATAACACCAGAAAATATTAGACGTTATACAATGAAAGAGATTGGTAAGTTTGAGAAGCGTCTTAAAAATTTAGAATATTATACAACACTATCAATGCTTGAGCAGAAGACTCAAAATATGGCTATTACTGATGAGAACGGTAATGATAGATTTAAAAATGGTATTTTAGTTGATCCAGCTACAGATTTTAATACTTCAGATATTGATAATAGAGAATTTAGTATTGGTATTGATCCTACAGCTACTGAATTTATTCCTAGATTTAGACAAGAGGGTATCGATCTTGTAGTTGCAAATACTAATAATGTTATTGAATTAGATGGTGCTTATATAATGAACGCTACTGAATCCATTATTATGGAGCAAAGAGTAGCAACTAATCATAGACCATGTACAGAAAGTTTCTATAAGTTTAAGGGTAAAATTAATATGAACCCAACTTATGATTCAGGCTATGATGAGACTGTTGTAGGTACTAAAGATATATTTGTTGATAGTTCAGCAGGTATGAATGACCTATTAGATAATTTAAATGAATTCTATCCATTAACAAGAACAAATATTGAAATGATAGGTTCATCAACTGATATACAATCTGAAACAGACGTAACAAGAGATACTCAATATAAGCATTATGGTTATTGGGGTTATCCAGGCTACAATGCTTGGAACGGCTATTATGGTAATTACGGCGGCTATTACGGTGATTGGTGGTCAGGGTATTATTATAATGGCGGTTATGGTGTAACAACTGAAACAGCTGTAACTACAACAACAACCACAACAACTGATACATACTTAAAAACAACTCAGCAATTGGCTATGGGATATGAAAATTCTACATCACCAGTTGGAGACTTTGTAACTGATGTATCATTCTCACCATTTATGAGACCGAAAAGAATAAGAATGATTGTTTCTGGATTAAGACCTGATACACGTCATTACTTCTATTTTGATAACACTGACGTAAATGCTAATGTCGCGCCTGGTAGTATTGATGCTATATCTTTACCAACTTATACGTTATTAGATAAACCTAAATATGTTTATAGATTCGGTGAGTATGGTGATGCAGTAAGTTCTGATGAGTTTGGAGTCTTAGAAGCAATTTTTGATCTTCCTAAAGAAACATTCTTAGTTGGAGATAGACAGTTAGTTGTTGCTGATGTAAGTTCGTTATCTAATTTAGATACAGCTACATCTACAGCATCAGAAACATACAATGCATATAACTATAGTGTAGAAAAAGAAAGTATAACAATAACAACAAGACAACCTACATTTGATATTTCTTCTTCAGAAGAAACATATACTGGGCAGACTATTGATGTAGATACAGATATTACTATAACTAATAGTTATGCTTATAACTGGTGGTGGGAAGATTACTATCACAATGATATTAAACTACCAGATGTTGGTGGTCAAGATACAAGTAATACAGCTTACTATCCATATACTAATAACGATATTATTATTTTAACAGACGGTGGTGATTCTACAACTGGAACTGGTTCAAAAGCAGCTGATGCTATAACCGGTGGCGGTGGTGGTAAATCAAGAATTACTGAAGAAAACAGAGAACATCAGAGATAGGAGAATAAATGGGCGCAACTAATAAATGGTATAATAAGAGTAGTCTAAACGACGACCCTATTGCGCAAACTTTTAGGATTTTACCTGAGCATTGTGCAGACTCTGATGGCTTATATTTGTCATCTATTGATTTGTTTTTTCAGAAAAAAGATTCTAAGTATGGAATAAGTGTAGATATTAGAGAAGTTAAAAACGGTTATCCAACTAAAAAAGTTTTAGAGTTTAGTAAAAAGCATTTACTTTCTAAAGAAGTAGCTGTTTCATCTACTGGAGTAACTCCAACAAGAGTTATATTTCCAGGCCCAGTTTTTTTAAAATCGGGTTTACAATATGCAATTTGTATTCGACCTGATGCAGGTTCACCTGATTATAGAATCTGGTTCTCACAAAAAGGTGAGAATGATGTAGTATCAGGTTCACCTATAAATTCAACTTGGGGTGATGGAGTACTATTTGTATCAGCTTCCGATACTTGGGAGCCTAGGTTAGATGCAGATTTAAAATTTAGAATTTATAAAAGTGTATTTAATGCTAAGAAAACCGGTACAGTAACTTTAACTAATAGAGATCTAGAATTCTTTACTATTAATAATCTATCAGGCACCTTTAGAAATGATGAAGAAGTATATAAAGTACCTTCATCTTTTGCAGCTGGTAACGTAGCCATTACTAAAGGAAGCTCATCAGTAACAGGAACAAGTACTACTTTTACATCTGATTACGCAGCTGGTGATTCTATAGTAGTAAGACAAACATCAGATACTGATATAGCAGATGTACTTACAGTTAAATCTGTTGAGAGTGATACCTCTTTAACTATATTAGGAGCTCCTAGAGTAGGTATAACAATAGGAAAAGCAGCTAAAGTCCCTACAGGTAGAGTACAAAGAGTATTTGCAAATGCTACGGTTACTCAAGTAACATTAAAAGATTCAACAGCAGTAACAGGGTCTTACTTTGCAAACAATGATACAATTAAAGGTACTATTTCAGCAGCTAATGCAGCAATTACATCGGTAGATAATAGAGTAGTAAATAATTTTCAACCATTTGTATATAAAACCGAACCAACTGGTTCTACTATAACAGCTGATTTTAAAATATCTGAATCAGCTAACTTAGATAACCAATCAACAACTCAACTTATAAGTGGTGTATCAAATAAAGTATTTGATTATGAAGGTGCAGTATTTAGTAAATCAAATGAGATAGTAGGTGGTGGTAAAAAGTCTTTAGTTATTACACAAACATTAAAAACAACAAATGAAAATGTTTCACCAATATCAGATCCAGAAGTAAGTTTAGTACAATCATATCAAAACTTAATTAATAATGATTATACTAATGAGAAGCTATTTGGTAAAGGTGCTTCACATTCAAGATACTTATCTAAGACTGTTCAATTAGCTTCAGGCTTAGATGCTGATGACCTAGCTGTTTATGTAACTGGATATAGACCTGCTAATACAGATATTAAAGCATATTGCATGGTAACAGCTTTAGATGATTCAGATAAATTGATTGATAAGCAATGGACAGAAATGGCTATTTCTCCAGAACAGGTTAACTTGTTTAGTTCAAAGGATTCAGCTAATGATTTTAGAGAATTAAAATTTACGATTCCTTCTATACCAACTATAGATGGTACAAATAAACAAGCAGGTACAGCTAATACTACTAGCGGAAGTACATCTGTAGCAATAGCTTCAGCAAGTACATATTACTCAGCTGGTGATTTAATTATTGTTACTGACGGTATAAAAAATAACTATGTATTAGGAAGAGTAGCATCAGCTACTTCTTCTGCTGTTACTTTAAATACTCCAGCAGATAAAACTTTCTCATCAGCATTACACTATAAAGTAAATACAGATGAAAAACAATCTGCAGTTGCATATCCTCAAGGAGATGGAACAGTTAAATTAAGATACTTTGATAGCTCAGGTGGTGAACATGAAACGTTTGCGTACTTCCAAGTAAAACTAGTTCTATTAGCAGAATCAACAAATAAGGTACCAAGAATAGCTGATATGAGAGCTATTGCTTTAAGCTTATAATGGAAAGGATAACAAAAACAAAAGTTCCTTTCTTAGTTAAGGATAATTATAGCGGAGCAGTGCTAAATACTAATGTAGAGGCTTTGCAAGCTTATAAAGCTAAAAAGAAAAAATTAAATGAAAAGCTTTCTAGAATTGATAAATTAGAAATTGAAGTCTTGCAGATGAAAACAGAGATAAAATCTCAAAGTCAAGACTGCCATGAAATAAAATCAATGCTAGTACAGTTATTAGGAAAAATAGATGGCTGAACGTAAATATAAATCCGCTAACGTAGCAACTCAGACAGATACTTTTGGAGCATGGGTAGATAGAACCAACCAAATAGTATTTGATATGTCTGAGATAGTTGTTACTGCTCAGCAAAATACAGTAGGTGGTGCAACTTCAGGTAATGTTGTAATTACTTCTAATGTATATAATCAAGATACTGCAGCATGGGTTAATTCAACTGGTGGTATTATTCAAGCTAATACAGTAGCTGCTTTAGACGGTCTTAGAGGTGGTAATGTTCAAGCATCAAATACCTTACTAATAGTATCTAATACTAATATACAAAACAATTTAATAAATGCTGCTTCTAACTCAACAGTAAACTCAATTATTACTACCGGTACATATATTGATGTACGTTCAGCAAGCATGTATGTTAATAATACATTATTGCAAGTAAAATCCAACGTTCATATTAATAGTACTTCATCTAATACATCTATTAATTCAACTGTAACTCATGTAACTGGAACAACTTTTGATATTAATTCAGCAACCGTTGATATGGACGGTACTGCTTTAACAGCAGATTATAATGATATAACATTAACAGCTAACGATATTACTTTAAAAGCAAATACCGGTCAAGCAGTTTTAGATATTAATGGTGACGGTACTGAAGCTAATCTAACTATATCAGGTAATACATTAACAGTAGAATCAGATGAATCTAACTTTAATAAAAACGTAACTTTAGGTAATGCTAATTCTGATACAGTAACATTTAATTCAGAGGCAGACTCAAGTCTAAACCCTGTGTCTAACGCATTGTCCCTTGGTCTAACAGACGCTCGATGGAACCTTAATAGTAATACAGTAAGTGTATCAAACACTTTATCTGTAACGGGTAATGCTTCGTTTGCATCAGATGTAGATTTAGGTAATGCTGATTCAGATACTATTTCAATTGTTGGTAAAGTTGATACTAATATTATTCCTACAGCTAATGCTAAAGTACTTGGTGCTGTAGCTGCAAGATGGGACTTAAATGCAGAAGATATCAACGCAAGTAATACTTTATTAGTTACTGGAACAGGTGATTTTAGTAATACACTTGATGTTGTAGGCGCTGGTACTTTTTCTAATACAGTTAATGTTGCAGGTGATACGACATTAAGTAGTAATTTAGCTGTAGCTGAGCATGCAGTTGTAACTAAAACTGTCGCAGCAGGTAATACTACTGTTACTGGATTCATAAACGTATCAACTACTTCTCAATTAGACGGGGTAGTAACTGCTGGTTCAGATGTTGATATTACAGGAGAAGCTAATTCAGCTACTTTAAGATCAAGAGGTATTGCTAACGTAGATGGATTATTTAGAGCTAAAGCAGGTGCTATTGTTACAGGTACAGCTAACGTTGGTACAAAAATAAACGTAGGTAACTCAGCAATAAATACATCTGCTATTCAAGTAGGAAATAGTTCATCAAAAGTATTACTTAATAAAACAGGAATCAATACACATGGTGTTATTGTTGTAGGAGGCAATGCTACAATTAGTGGTGCTAATGTTGATATTACAGGACATACAGTTGTTTCATCTAATGTTGTAGTTGGTAATGTAGAAATTAATGCAGGCCAAATCACAGTTGGGAATAGTTCAGCTAATGTTGTTTTAGACGATAGTGGTAATATAGTAGCAGATGGAAATATTACAGCTGTAGGGGGAACACTTTCAGGGCAATTAAGTGTAACAGGAGCTGTTTCTGGCTCAAACACTGCTACATTTACAGGCGCTCTAGCAACAAGCAATACATTTATTGCTAATGGATTATCAACACTTAAGAAAGGTTTAGTAGTAACTGGTATAGCTAACGTATCAAGTACATTAAATGTAGGTGGTAGTGCAAATGTTACAGGAGCTGTTGATTTTAATAGTACAGGCGACTTTGCAGGTAATGTTAACTTCCAAGATTCAATTACAGTAGCTGATAATTCTTCATTTACTAAAACTTTAGCTGCTGGTAATACAACAGTAACAGGTTTTGTAAATGCTACAACTACAATGCAATCAGGTGGTAAAATTACTGTAGGTGGTAATGCTGATATTACCGGTTCAATGACTTTTGGTACTTTAAAGTCAGCAATAGTTCATACTGGTGCTACTGCTAATTTAGTATCAGGCGAATTATATATTACAGATGGTGGTATTACTGCTACACCTAATACAACATTCCAAGACGATGTAACAGTAGCAGGTGACTTTACAGTTCAAGGTACAACTTCATTAGCAAGTAACCAAGCACTTTCTCTTAACGTTGCTAACATGGTTACATTATCAGTTTCTAATGTTGCAACATTAGACGGTACCGTTACAATTGGAGACGGCTCAGGCACTGAATCATTAAAAGTTCATGCACCATTTGGTAATACAACTTTAGGATTAATGCCTAGTGCTAATGGTGTTCCTTTAGGTGCAAATGGTAAGCGTTTTGAATTGTATGCTAACACAGCTAATATTGTCTCAGTAGCAATTGGTTCCCAAATAATTCCAGAATCTAATACAGTAGGTCAAACATTAGGTACTACTTCAAAAAGATTTGTAATTACTGCTAATACTGGTAACTTCTCAGGATTGTTAACTGCAACAAGCGGTGCAGCTGTTACAGGTATTGCAAACATATCAAGTACATTAAACGTTGGCGCAAACGTCAACTTATCAACAACAAAAATTACTGTAGGAACTAGTTCGGTAAATACAGCAATTACTTCTTCTGGCATCGATGCAGATGGAACATTAGCAGTAGGAGGCGCAGCAACTCTATCAAGTACTTTAGGTGTTACTGGAGCTGCTACAATGAGCTCATCAGCTAACGTAGTAGGTGATTTAAGTGTTCATAGTGATCTTAAAGATGAAGGAGGCAATGCATTTAGGGTTTATTACGCTAACGGATCGGTTGCTTGGCCGGCATAGAGGGGAGGGTTAGATTATGCCAAATCCTCTCAAAATGCGAACCCACGCTAACGGTATTTACAATAATGGCGTTCAAGTAACTACTAATGCAGAGCTAGATTTCTTATCTAAAAAATTATTAACTTTATACGCAACTGAGTCTGGTGCTGGAGACAATACTGGGGATCTAAATATTGATTCACTAGGAACATCTGTAGGTATATTTGAAGATAACTTTGCTACTTCCGAAATTGGAACCCATCCTTATACTGGATCTACTTCAACAACAACTTACACTTTTAAACAGAATACATCATCAGCTTCTGAAAGTTCAATACATCCTTTAATAACCCATGATGGCACAAGTAACCCTGGGCATATTAGAGTAGTATCAGATGCTGAATTAAATGCAGTAATGGATCTTGCTTTAGCAGATATAGCAAAGGCAAATTCTACAGCAGCAGGAACTGGAACTTATTATATCAGTGAATCAGCACCCTCTATTGCTGGTACATGGGTAGCACAGGATAATTTTTATGATGAAATAACCAATCATGCTAATGATGATAGCTCAAAAACTACTTATAAGTTATGGAGAAAAACTTCTTATGATAATTCTCCTTCAGATATAAAATTACTTAAACAAGTAAACGGTACTTTAAAAGTTCAATCTGATAGTGAGTTAGAAAATTTAACTAGTAGACTAAGAAATAGAATAATTGCAACAGGTATTGGTACTTATAAATTTCAAGCATCTGCTCCAGGCACTGGTACATGGGTAGCTAGAGGAACAGCAACAGATAGAAATCCTGTTATTTCTAGTATACAATATACAGGTACTTATTCAGATAATTACTCTAGGCAGTTTGCAAGACAATTTGGTAGACAATTTTCAGCTCAATACACAAGAGGTCAATTTGACAGACAGTTTGCTAACCAATTTACTAGAATATACACAGGTCAATATGCAAGACAGTTTACTAGATCATTTTTTAGATCTTTTGCAAGAGCTATAATAGGATCGCAATTTTCTCGTGGCCAATATACTAGAATATATTCAGCACAATATACTGGGCAGTATACAAGAATATACTCAGCACAATATACAAGACAGTTTGCAAGAATTTATTCAGCTCAATACGGTAGACCTTATACAACGCAATTTACTAGACAATTTGATGGCTCAGCATATACTAAAACTTTTTCAGGTACCTATAGTAGAGGATCACAATTTACAAGACAATTTCAGAGAAACTATACTGCTGATTATTCAAGATCATTTATAAGAAGTCAATATACAAGGATTTATTCGGCTAACTATGGTAGAACTTTTTCAGCTCAATATGGTAGAATTTTTTCAGCTCAATATGGAAGAACATTTGCAAGAGTAGGTATTAATGTAACTTATGATAGATCATATACTGGTACATATGTTAGAACTTATGATACATTATATCTTCAACAATTTGCAAGGAGCCAGGAGACGTTTAGTTATAATTCTGACTGGATGCCGACTGGGTACGGAAGATCTTATACTCGAAATGAAAATCCTTACTACGGGCCTCCTACAGTTCTGAAACCAGCAGATCCAGATCAAGGCGGGACGTATTACAGA